GCAATATATCTTGCTTGGGCATATTTATTTATGAATGATATCAATATCGGTATAGTTGGTAATAAAGGTAAACAAGCCCGTGAGTTTTTAACAAATACAAAAAATATTCTCATTGAATTACCTATATGGATGCAAACGGGTACAACGGTATGGAATAAATCAGAAATCGAGGGTGAGAATAAAATGCGGATTATGACGGATGTACCTACATCGGACGCATTCAGGGGTTTTACAATTGCTATTCTAGTTGTTGATGAAGCCGCATTTATTAGAACTTCGGTATGGGAAGAATTTACCGATTCTATTTTCCCATCACAATCAGGTTTATCTTGGAAAAAGAATATTATACTAAGCACAGCAAACGGTATGAATCATTATTACCAAATGGTTAAAGGTGCTAGGGATGATTCTAATGGGTATAATATTTTTGAGGTTGATTGGAAAGATGTACCAAGATACAAACCAGACGGAACGGTATATACAAATGAGGAATTCCAAGAAAAGATTATTAAGAAACACGGTATTGTTTATTTTAATCAGAATTATGCTAACGAATTTCTTGGTTCTTCATATACATTAGTTTCAAGTAATAAATTGGGAGAACTTACACCAAAAGAACCCCACGAAATACGGGATGGTAAACTTAAGATATATCATTATCCTGAAAAGGGGCATAGATATATAATGACAATCGACCCTGCAAAAGATGGTATTGATAATTTTAGTGTTCAGATTACGGATGTTACGGATATTAATTTTAAACAAGTTGCAACTGCAAATTTACAAATCGATTATCTATTAATGCCTGAATTCATATATGAATGGGCAGAATATTATAATTTCCCATATTTAATTATTGAGAATAATGAGGGTGCAGGACAATCTATTGCGGATCAAATGTACAATGATTATGAATATACTAATTTACACTTTGATAAAAAAACTGAAAGTAATCAATCAAATTTAACAAAATCAAAAAAGAAATATCCTGGATTTAGAACAACACCAAAAACAAGAAAACACATACTTCAAACATTAAAGTTGTTTATAGAAAATGGAAGATATGAAATAAATGATAAAGATACTATTGATGAATTTTACACATTTATTCTTATAAGTGGAAAATATCAAGCAGATGATGGTTGTCACGATGATTTAATTATGTCACTTGCGATAACTTTTGCGCCATTTACAAACACTAAAAACTTTGAAGATTTACGAGGATTAGTAAAGGTTCTTTATACAACGGATTCGGAAGAGCAAGAAAGTATTGACTTTTCGGAACTACTTACAATTGGTTCATTTGATGATTTTAGTGATGAGATGATGGAAGGGGAATCTATAAACAACCACAATTCATATAATGAATATGAATCATATGAAGACTTTATAACCGACCAAGACGGATTTATTTAAGATAAGTTGATTCCAAGTATTTCAAGTAGTAGTGATTTTCTACAAGGATATCAAGTAGTTCATCTTGAACTAATGATGCGTGTACACCTTTTTCTTTGTATGATAATAATATTTTCCAACCAATCCATCTAGGGTAATCTTTTCTAAGAATACCCTTATAGTTGTTTAACGATCTTTGCTTGGTTTTCGATATTACTTCTTTATAATATGTTGTAAACAATATTTCTCCTAACCATCTTTTAAAATATTTATATATGCTTAAGGTTACGATTGTCTACGTTTTTTAACTTTGTGCTTACCTTTTTTGATTGCTTCTGCTCTTGATTTTTGGTAAGCTGCTATTTTCTTTTTATTAGCACGGTAATATCTTTTATTAGCTTGCTTATTTTTTCTAGCATTCTGTTTTCTTTTCATTCTGGTTCTTCGCATTTGTGATTTAGAATTACTCATAAATTTTCTTTTCTTTTTATTCATATTACGTGTTTTCATAAATCTTGAAACACTTTCAGCAATAGAACCACCTTCGGCAGATGCTTTTTGTGCTTTTGCGGCCTTTTTATCAGCATATGCTTTTTTAACAACTTTGATTTGTTTCTTTGCTACTTTAGAAATCACATTACCCATTTTAGATATTTTTGCTTCTATTTTCTCTTTTTCTCTAGGAGATAAATCAGTTCTACCTTTTGTTAACTTATTTTTGATAACATTAATTGCGGCCTTTCTTGCTTTTTTCTCAACATCTGCTTTAGTAGGTGCCATTTTTTCTTTTTTCATTCTTGCTCTTGCTAATTTACCTGACATTTGTTTCATTTTATTAGCACGTTTTGTTCTAGCAAGTAATGAAAGTTTTTCCTCTAATGTTTCTTCACTTTCATCTAAGAATTCGAAAATTTCTTCCATAGATTCAAGGATATCTTCTTCGGCACTTTCTTCAATTTCGTCCTCTTCCTCATCATCGAATTCATCATCGAAATCATCTTCATCTTCATCTTCTTCAAGCATATCAAGAATATCCTTGTATAAACTAGAATCAAGAGCATTTATCATTTCTTTGATATCTGAAATTGAATACACATAAGCATCATCTTCAAAATCATTATCATCATCTTCGAAAAATTCATTATATAGTATATAACCGAATGAATCCGCTTCATCACTATCCAATTCATCTATTTCATTGAATATTTTTGCTTTAAGTTCTTCATTTTCTTCATTTTCTTTTAAGAATTTTTTAAATAATCCCATTTATTTTCCTTTTAATATGGTTCTATCGAATCATTAGAACTACGGTAAATAAATTTGTCATTCTTTTTATCTTTTAGAAGGAATGAACCATTATCTCCCATATCATCATAACAAACATATTTCTTTTTATTTATGATTACTGTACTTTTTACTTTTATATCTGTTGGGTCATCACCCTTATCTAAATTAATCACTGTTTCATTTAAAAAATCTCTAAATAATCCCATTTTTTTTCTCCTTATTCTGGTTTATCACGTTTTGTAATGTATTCATCATTAACGATTTTTGTAATTTTCATAGAACGTTCAATAAGTTTATTGAACATATAACTTGGGTCTTCTAAGTCAACTGTATCCAATTGTGGTGTGTTAGTATTTACCAGGATATATTGGTCAATCATATTACCATATTTTTCTGTAACAATTGGTAAATTATCAGGTGTAGCATTTTTTAATTCATATGTTAATAAAAGCAATAACCGTTCTGCCATAACAAGTCTATTTGATACATCCGTAACAATATCGTATATATCCCCTACTTCAGAATCAATTCTATCTCTTGCTTTTTGTTTAAAAATTTCATCCGCACTTGAAGGTCTTTTTGCTTTTCTAGTATCAACATAATATTCAACACCTGTTCTAGGAAATTCAGTAAGTTCTTCATATTGAATACCAGCATTTGCTAGTTTAAATTGTGCTAAGTCACCGAACACTTTAGCAAGACCACTACCATCTTCATAATATCCTAAATCATCGATACTATAATCAGGGTTGAATATAACCGTATTTTCCTCACCTTCGTTAATTATAGGTGGTTGTACTAAAACTATTTCTTCGGGATCGTATTTTATAATCATTTTATACCTCTAAATATTTTTTATTTATTATATCTGTTTCATATGCAGGTAATGCTCTATCAAAAATATACATATCATCTATATACCCTTTAAATCCACCTGCATAACCGTTACCTATCATTAATGGATTCCAAGACCAATCAATTTTTGTAAAAGAAGAACCATATAGTCTTTGTGTTAATGATTGTGTTTTTTCATTGATTCTAATAGTTACATTACCAGAATCATCTCTTATAATTGCGATTCTATGCCATTGATTTAAAGTTAAAGATGAATTAGTATTAAACGATTTATAACTGGTACCATCACCATAATAAAAAGTTAAAGAACCATCCGTTTCTTGTGTAAGTGCATATTCTCCGTTATAATCTTTCCAAAAGTGGTTTTGTCTCCAACCAAATGTTCTAGGTTTAACATTATAACATATTGTCATAGCACCCGTTAATCTAAATATACTTTCTGAATCCATTGTAACAGATGAATTACCTTTAAAGTATAAACATTTATCAACCATACCTTTTTTTATATTAGTATTCTTTTTTGTACCCCATATAAGACCATCGGCACCCTTTATTTTAGAACCTTGAACTTTATCCATAGGTAAGTGTAAAATTAAACCTTTAGATGTAACACCTTCAAGTGTTAATGAAGGTGGTGTGATTTTAGTTCCAAGTTGTCCAATCCAAATATTTTTATCATATGTTTTAGAAATACAAACAAATACTTCACCCGTTGTTTTGTTAACCCAAAGTAAATCTTTATCTTCGGTATATTTTGTTACTAGGTTTTCATTGTATGCAGGGTCTTTAATTTCATAAATTATATATGTAGATTTCACACCATCAACTAAATCATTAACTTTTATAACTTGTTCTTTATCTTCTTCTGATAATGATTCAACATATTCTAAATTTGTGAAAACTTCTCTTTGAGCATCATTTTCTGCAATACTTGGTTTATAAGATATTTCAAAATCAGAATTGTTTTCTAAAATATCAACAACATAATCTTTTATTGTAAACAATACCCCTTTTTCAATTTCAGTTTTTGTAAGGTTTGTTTTTAATTTTATTTTTTTCATATAATCCTCTTATATACTAGTGATTCTAATATTATCTAAGGCTGCATCACCACGATAACCAGTAGCACCATAATGTTGAAACCTAACTTTTCGAATAGTTAGAGGTTCCAAATTATCTAATGTTACTTCTTTCCAAGTGTTCCCTTGATTCCCACTAATCGTCCATAGATTTGACCAAGTTTGACCATCATAATAATCTAAGTCTAATGTTCCCATATCAACACCATTCATATTATATAGAAATGCGATATTAGTTAAATTTGCAAAATACCAAGTTTCCATTGTTATAGTATTAGCATTTGCACCTGAAGAAACTTCGGTGTATACATAATAAGAACCATTACCAGCAGAGGATGGCCCAGTATTAGATGATGGTGTTGTACCTGTTCGAAGTGCCCAAGTACCAGGTGTAGAATTATTTAAACTTCTATCTACATCACCCGTCCAATGGTCAAATCCATTACCAGCATTTGCTAAATCGGTAACAAATAATCCTGCTGGCCCTAAATTTAAACATTCATCAATTGTTTCTCCAGTTGTTATACAATTCCATTCTAATGTAACCGCATTCCAATGTAGTATTTTTCCCAACTCTGTAACATATATCAATTCTCTGTTATCTGATGTTGGTTCAGTATATGCTCGTATTTCATCTAGTGTCATTTCATAAAATTTTATATCTGAACCGTTTGGTATTGTGTTTGATAAAAAATCATTTAATTCATCGGTATTTAATGGTGTAGTGGTACCACCTTTATAAAGTGCAATAGTACCTGCTGTTACTAATGAATCAATATAATCTTTATTTTTTTCTATTAAATCTATATCTGTGAATTCATCATATGATCTAGTTTCATTAGCATTGAATTTTACACCAAGAGGTTTTAAAACCAATTCAGATGATGTTAAGTTTTTAAAATCTACCATTAATTTCTCCTTATGGTGTAACTATTTTTCTTAAGTGTAATTTAACAACAGGATTATCTAACTGATAATCAAGTATAAACCCAGATAAGTTTGTTTCTGAAAGTACATCTATATTTAGTGAATCATTATAGAATGATTTTTGTGAAGAACCTGTATCATTTGTGATAGTAAGTATATTAGCATCGGTATCATTATTCCTAATTTCAATTATGTCAGTATTGTTTGGTATTGTATTTTTTGTATATGTTTCAATTGCTACGATACAAAAATCTGAAAATAATTTTTGTGGAACAGAAGAACTCGGAATTTTCGGTACATTGAATAAATATTGGTTTTTCTTATCTTTACCATTTTTATAAAATATAACAATTGTTTCGGAAATACTAAGGTATTTATTTCTAACCGAATCATAAAAATAATCAGTTGTTACATTTGAAATTAAATTATCGATTTTTTCACTTGAATATGCTGTTGTTAAAGATGATATATTATCATCAATTAATGCACCTACATTAGCAAGTTCTTCTATACCTGCTAATTTAGTTTTTTCTTCTTGTGTGAATGTTACGGAATCATCATCTGCTTCTAATAACCAAGTTGATGTTCCACCGTCCCATCTATATGTAGCAAGTCCAGACCCTGCGATTGGGTCACCAGTACTATCTGCTACTTTTACGGTCATACCATCAATTTTTGGTGTAATAGCATCCCTTGCGGCTAAGTTGGAAACATTTCTGTTTATACCTGCATTTCTTACTACGGCCATATTTTGTACCTCTTTGAATTTATCGTTTACTTTATTGTATTTATAAATTCCCGAACGTCATATGAATTTTTATAATCGACTGCTATAATTTCAGGCATATTTGGTTCTTTAATTAAAAGCATATCTTCCAAAACATCATAAATATAGTAATAATCAATAGAATTATTTTCGTGTATATATGAATAAATGTCGTGAAAGGTTTCTATATTCATATTTTGTTTATCAATAAATTCCCCAAAAATGATTTCATCATCAAGTATAACTTTGATACTTTGATATGATTGACTTTCAATTATTTTTGACATAAAGTAATTTCTTTCATTTCTTAATAAAGATATAATACTTCTACCAGTATATTCGAATTCTCCTTCACGTTCAACTAAATTGTATATTACTCTATCCGAAAATGAAATACCCACAAAGGCAGTTTTATCGTATGATTCTACATCCATCATTATTATAATTCCTTATTATTATATTAAATATTTATATTATTTCTCCCACATCAACCCACCAGCACGATAAATTGGTTGTTCATATTTTGGTGGTTTTCTTAAAGCAAGATATGTTACAAATAAAACAACCGATATCACAATCATAGAAATCTTAACATAATTATTAAACTTTTTCATAGTACTCCTTATTCTAATCCAAGGTCAGCATATAACTTATCCATACCGTTATCAAATGGATCTTTTTTATCTGATTCTATGATTTTTTCAACATCTTCGTGTATAATATCTTTAATTTCTTGTTTAGCATATTCTTCTGCTTTTTCTTGTTTTTCAGCAGTTACAATACCAAAATCATCAATAGGTGTAGTGCCATTACTTGTGTCTATTCCAAGTATTTGGCTAGCATCTATATCGGTTGTCACATCTTGAATAAGCATATCATCGAATCTCATATGTTCATAATCTACATTCATCATCCAAGTATCGGTTCTACCTGCAAAACGGTTTTTAGTAATTTTACATACAATTTCTTTCTTTTCTTTCATTTCTTCATTTTGTAAAAGAAATAACATAAAGTCAGCAGTCATAACTGTACCCATAGAATCCGATACTGCACTATTATCGGCATCGTCAATATTATTTGTAGCACTACGATTAAGTTGTGATGCAGAAACAATTGGTACATTCAATTTTTTAGCACTTGCTCTTGTTTCTTCAGCAATTGATTTAATGTAAGAATATAAACCAGCCGCAGGTGTAACTAAATCTGATTTCATAATACCAACATAATCAATAAAGATAATGTCGAATTCTATATCTTTTTCAATCTTATATGATTCAACTAATTGCTCTAGCATTAATGGACTAAATGAACCCGTTGGGTAATCCTTTACAAATAGTTTACCAACGGTTCCATCCATTTTCATTTTGTTATATGCTTCAAGAATTTGTTCTTTTGATACAAAATCTCTATCTAATTTTGCTAGTTCCCCTTCAGTTTTATTAAGGTCGGTTAAAGAATTAATAGGTAAATCCATAGCATTTGCGTGAACCCTTTTCATAATTTCTTTATCTGCCATTTCAAGAGATATAAGAAGAATGTTTTTATTTTTCTTAATCATACCCGAAATAAGGTCGGTCATTAATAATGATTTACCAACACCTGAAGCCGCAAGTATAATTGATAATGTAGCAGGTAAAAATCCAGGCCCAAGTCGTTTATTAAGTTCTTTATGCTGTGTTCGAATACCTATATTTCTTTCACTATAATATTCAATCATAGCATCAATATCATCAAAATCTAACCCCAAATCAGTATCGATTGTAACCTTTGACATTTCTTCCATAATTTGTTTTGCTTTTTGTTTAAGAGCATCGTCTTTTTTCATAAGACCGTCAGAACCAACTTGTAATGATTCCATATACATTGCGTCTTTTACCCAAGATACAGTTTCGTCAAGCATAAAATCTATATTTGCTACTTCTTCGGTGGTGTTGATTGTTTGTAATGATTTGATTATTTCGGAACGAACTTCGGCATTTGAAACATTTTTAACCGAAGCAACTAATTCAGTAAGTGTTGGTATTTTTTTATAATTTCCATAATAATCTTGTGTAAGTTGAAAAAGTTCTTGATTTCCAATATCGGTGAAGTATTTCTTTTTAAGAATCGGCATTGCTTTACCGAAGTACTCTCCGTTATGTGTCAATTTTTTTAAAAGTATTGGTTCGAATTCTGTCATTTCTATCCTTTATATCCATTATTATATCAAAAATTTATTTAATATTATATCCTTATTTTTTACAAAATTTAAAAAACCCCATTTGTACTTTTAGTATATCAATTATTATCCTAATTTCTTCATTTCTTCAGGATACTTTGATTCAAAAAAGTCATTTAAATCTTGCTTCATATCATTATGAATTACATATATTTCTTCTGCTAATTTATTAATTTTTTTAATTCTTTCACTATTTGTTTTTGCTAATTTCATTCCATCTATATTATTTTCAGTAGCATGTACCATATCTTCATAACCACCAGTCCCTCTTCCACCACCAACAGATTTTGCCCCATTAGAAGAGTTTAATACTTTTAATAAACCACTTTCCACATTATTAAAATTTGTATATAGCTCTTTTAACTTTTTTACTTGTTTTGAATCAAAGATTCCCTCTGAAATATTTTTACTATATTCTCTAAATGTTGTCATTTATTTCTCCCTTTTTTATTATTTATATTACTTTTGAAAACATAGGTGGCATTTATTATCCTTTACAAAATAATTTTATGTATTTTTTTAAATTGCTTTGAGCATTCATAAAGTTTTCGTACTTCATATCTGAACCACTTTTTTGTTCATATGTAAAATTAGGCAATCCTTTATCATCAAAATATTCTCTACTATAAGATATACATAATTGAAAATTCAAAATATCGTCATATGATAAAAAATCCCTCATTAACTTTTGACCTATTTTCTTTTCGAAAATTCTAAAAGCAGAATCTAACAATAATCTATTAATAGGTAGAAATGAATCATTCAACTTTATATGATTTATTTCATCATTACCTATATTTTCAAAAATGCTAGATACATCTACTTTTTCAAGTTTTCGTTTCTTAGACATAAAGTTAAATATTTTATATACAATATATTCAAATTCTTTTGTTTTAGTGAACACTAACAAGTCTTTTAAATTATCGATTTTGATGTAATTATCATCTACTATTATGCAGTTATAGTTGTTGTACATTATATTTTCCATTTTCATAATCTATCCTTTTTTGTTATCTGTATTATAACATAATAAACTTAATCTATATTGAAAAGTTTAACCCTTTATTTTATCAATAAAATCTTTGAATTCTGTTTCATCAGGGTGGTTATACATTGTGTAAATACGTTCAAGACCTTCGATGGCATCTATTGTTTCATTAGCACCCATTCTCATAGATACCCTAAATGGAGAAAATTCCTCAAGAACATATTCAAAGTTCGTTAAATCTTTAACATCTAGTAATTCAATAAGTTTTGCTTTTGCTAATTCGTACTGTTTAAGCATATGTTCATAATTATCATTATTGGTTCTTTTGGATTCAGTCATATATCCTAAGATATTACCATCTTTATCAGTTCTAACTCTTAAGTCGGTTGTTCCACCGTGTGACATAGAACCAGAATAATCTTTATCGTTCTTGAATTTTTCATAACCTGTTCTAGAAGAACCGAATTTTTCATTTGCTTCATCATCCCAAATAATCTCTTTAATATATTTGTATTCTGTGTTGTAAATTGCTTCAACTCTATGTGGTTTACAGTTTTCTAAAAACTCCGCAAATACACCATTAAAATCTTTATCTTCAAATTTTTTAAACACTACTTTCCTTTTTAAAACTTTCGTGCACAGAACCATATATTATAAAAATAATGAAACCAAAAAACAACGATATTAAAGTTAAAAATACCGCACCTATTGATTTAATTATATATGGTTCGTTATCTGCTTGAAACCAATCAAAATTCATCCATAATTCTGTATTTAAGTACAATGCTAAAATAACAACCGCAAAAGATGCGATAGTTTTAATATGAGCAATCATTTTTGTCCTTTACAAAGTGATTTTTGAACTAAATCATCCAATACATCGAAATCAACTGTTTGAACTTCATAATTCAATTTACGTTCTTCGTACACTTCCTCAAGTTTTCCAACATATTCATCACGAAGTTTTTCTGCGGCTTCAAGTGAATCAGGGAACCTACCTCTTTTGATATCCAGCATATGTTCTCTATCTTCACCAAAGTATTTGAACAAAGGATCATTATTTTTTAATGAATCATACAATCGGATAATGTGATGAAGTTGTTTTGGGTCATACCCAAATTCTTCAATGTATTTTTTACGGCTTGGGTACAATTTAGAAAATGCGTGAACCTTTTCCATAAGCATACCTTTAAGAGCACTAGGGTTAACTACATAATCTTTAAATAAACTCAAATCTCCGATAACAAATTCTGTTTGACATACTTCAACCCATTGTGGATTACCTTTAGCAACTATTTCTGCAAATGAGTAGATATTATGGCAAGTTACATCACCATCTTCCGTTGTGAATTTAAACTTTTCATTTTTACGAAGTTGTCTAAATGTTGGGATGAAAATCAAGTTAGCATCCACATCAGATTCTTCATCTTGTAGGTTATAATTTTGTGAACCCTTAAGAGCAACCGCAAAAACATTTAACCCATTTTCTTCAGCAACTTCTTTGAATTTTTGAAGTGCTTTCATTTCTCTTGTTTCCATAAACTTCACTTGTTCTTCCTCCTTCTTAATTTTTTCCAAGGCACCTTCTCGTTCCATACCTTTATATGCCATATCTTTATAATATTGTACGAATTCTTCTCTTGATATTTCTTCATAAAATAATTCAAATGATGTAGAACCTGAATTACAAACTAATTTTTTATCAGAACCCATCCAAAGTGTTACATTGGTACCATTACTATAACGGATATCTTTTGTTTCATCTAAATTATCATACCAATTATTTTGTTTTACAGGACTCCAAGGACTTCCGTTTTCATTCCAAACTTTGATATAACTAGGTCTTGATGGTTCAGGGTTTTGTGGTAGTTCAGTATTGAACTTAATCCAATCGTTGTGTACACTATCAAATGAAACATATTCACACGCTTTATTGATAAAATCTATATTTGCTTGTAATGACATTTTCTATCCTTCTTTTTTTGTTACATATATTATAACATAATAGTCTTAACCTAAAATTAATTCTACTTTATTTTCTATCTTTTTCTAATGTATGGTCATATTTAAACCCAGGAAGGATTATTTGAAGTGCTTCTTCCATTTTACGAGAAATTGCGGCTAATTTATTAATCTTCGCAACAAGTTTAATATCTCTTGGTGTACTAAATCCATCCGCAGGTGTCATTGATTCAATTTCAAAGTGAATATTCCTAATATTATTGAATAAATCAGTTTCAATTGTGTTAAACATCTTGCTATCCTTTTCTATTTTGTTATATGTATTATAACATAATAACCTTAATATTAACTAAAGAATTCACTTTCATACTTAAGTCCTAAACCTCTTGCTAATTCAATCATTATACAATCGGTGTAGTAACTATCAAATGATTCTTCGAATGCAACTTTTACTATATAATCAAACTGTTCTTGTGTAATTTCCATAACTATCCTTTTTAAATTTATCTCATAGCACTTAAGAATTCATCAATTTCATCTTGTGTGACAGGGGTAACTTTTTGGTTTCTTTGAAGTTTTTGAACTTTCTTAATTTTCTTAATTTTTGGTTGTTGTACTTTGACAATTTTTAATTCATATCTTTTT